CGGAGGTTTCTATACTTATCCTGACGGACAAGTAGTACAAATCTTTGTAAATTGTCCGTCTCACTCACCGTAGTATGAGAGATGGATCCGGCTAAACCATGCCGGTTGGGATCGCGATCGTCCTCGCTGAGGCCGAGTAATTAAACTCTAAACTGGAGTACTACCCATTGAAGGGTTATAGTGCAGAGGTGGTACATTCAAGAAGAACGAAAGTGAGAAATCTGTCCCCGCGCAGCAATAGCGATGGAGATTTGCCTTCTGAAAGTTCGGACGAATGCTGGGTTTGATGCTCAATGAAAGCTTGTATGTGTCGCGGTTACTCTGATCTCTAGGCGTTCCGCGCGACCAATACTTAGGATTGGTATGATAGAAGCGTGCGCCAGACATATGAGGCATCTCAAACGAGATACCAGGTTGTCCACGCGTGTTACTCAAAACGATACCACCCCCTCCATTATGCTCGTGAGGCACTGTGTTGAGTCGTGATGCTTGTACGGAGTAAGTGTCCGCTGGGTCGTATGTTATATTATACTGGGGCCCGTCAGGGGCTGCCAGAAGTGCATTGGACAATCGACGCAATTCAATACTAGACACGACACCGATCGAATCGACATCGGAATCGACATTGTAATGCCAGCGAACTGAACCTCTCAAACCAACGAAGGCAGAAGAAATCCATTCCAAGTAAGTCATACTGGTATAATTGTACGGATACGTTGTGGCTGGTGTCTCTACACCCTTAGCTGTATACATACCATACGGATCATATCCCACCGGAGGTGGGAATTTGGTCATGAACCAAAACAGGATACCTCCATGATCTGTCGTATTCGGCATTTTGCGCCCAATAGGCACCGTGTCAACTTTACACGACCGACGAAGGAGTAAACGCAGTGATGGAACGGGCTCGGCGAAGTTCACCAAAAACCGCTCGGGATTTTGCGTTGTCGCATCGAAAGGCGAATCTCCAGATTGCATTGTGATGTGCGAACACCTTCTGTAATCATATAGCTCCATAGGGTTGGCAAATTCAAAGTTCTCCGCTCCACGGACGAACACAAGAATCTGCACAGGAGCAACATCAACTGGTGCCGACAAATTAGTCAAACACCGAAGAGACAAAACTCCATTATCAATAGCTCGATTAGCCACTTTATCAACTACCGTAGACCACACTGTGGCGTCAGGTGTTTTGTTGTTAATCAGCCAAGGGAACTCTTGCAAGTAAGGGACCCTGAACTCAACTTCATCATTATCGGAAATGTCCACTACTTTAGTGAACACAACATTCGACAAATCTGCTGAAGTATTTGTGAGTCCAATTGGATCCCAAGAAATTCGCAAACGACCTTGGTGGAATTTACTTGCAATAATTTTGAAACGGAAAATGATGTCTCCCTGCCAATTGGCAAACATCGAACCGACCCAAGCGATAGGTGTCTGGTAGATTGTATAAGTACCACCCGCGGTAGCACCTGACAATGCAACAATATTAGGATTCACTTGAGTTGAGAAGTATAGTGTGCCCACAGGATCAGTTGTATTCCAAGTCGTTCGTGTTACGTACGATTCTCGTTGAACGAGATAACTGACTGCGAGCTCATCTTCCGTAGGCCCACCAACGATGGCGGGGTCCACAGACAGCTCTGCTTTGGGATCTAGCGTGAACTTGGAAGTAGGTTCAGATATATGAGCAGAAGCGATGTCGTGGAATGGAAGATTCTTCATCGGTTTGACATCTTCGATGACGGGTACATTAGACCAACCGAAGAGCTTAGCTATGTGGGACACAGCTGACGCTCCGATTGTAGTGGCTTTGGCAAAGCGACCTATAACGGGTATATTGTGGAAGTGTGAGGCAAACTTACCAATTGCCGCCGCGGGGGCGGAAACTGGACCGTTCCCATACTCATCACTGCCAGCTTGCAGTGCAGCACGGTAAGTTGGACCAGAAATCTCTGGTCCCTCCATCCATGCATAAATCTGCAACGTGACACCGTTTGTGGTTGCTCCATTGGCACTCTGTAGACCTGCAAACTCTGTAAAAGTTAAGCGACCCATGTAGGTCACTGCACTCGCAGAAGTAATGTCCAAATAATCATATGGTAGCAAGAAGGGTAAAGTTACCTCTCCTGCTGTACCCAACTGGGGATACACCCACATGTGAGGGCGCTGAGACAAAGCTACAAAACGCGCTGAACTTGTAGTTAGCGGCAACAAATCATTAGGCGTGGGTGCATAGGACACCAACAACGCACCGTAGTAAAACGGAGCGGAGTTCATCACAATTTTGATCTTCAAGTTACCGCGCAAGTAAGCGAAATTCTGAATCTTATTCTTAATGTAAGCGTTATTGAGAAAGAGAGTCCACGGGTCAATGGTACTCTCTGCGAGCCCCGCTTCCGTCCAAGAGATAGTGTGAATGAGCGTCGGACGCTCGAGAAACCCGGTAAGGGCAACTCCACTTTGATCCATCTTTTGATCGCGCGGGGCTGTGGCGAAAACAATTTTCTCACCTGCATCGGTATCGTTGAACGACACGGTCTGCGAAGTGAGGACCTCTGTATGGTTTTCCATGGTGGCTCTGCTTGCTGACGAAGCTGAGTCGGTACTTGTATTAGCTGTAATTGAAGCAAGTGCTGTATAAGACATGGGGTTCACTCAAACATCCATGAATTCTCGGCCGAGAAGGCCCCCTGCGGCAGGTTCACCGCGCTCCCTAAATAAGGAGTCCCTTTTCCGCCACCGTGCGACTACACTCTCGGGGGATGAGTGCAAAGATCACTAAATGGCGAGCACATATTTGGTTTGCCACCGCGTTAGCGGCGACGTGACACCAGGCGGCGCCACAAAGCGACTATGACGAATGTGTTCAGAACATTCATTCGCACAGTCCACATGGCAAGGGCTGGGAGTATTGACAAAAACGCACTAATATCGTACGCAAACACAAGAAATTGTCTCCAACTTGTATTATACTCAAAACCCATTACCAAAAACGCCAACGTGTAATTGATGTAACACGCTAGCAACCACAGTAGTCTAACGAAAATATCGTCAAACCACACGTACTCACATGACCTACGGTACCACCAACATGGTCCTTCATTACCAACAATACTCCTCATCTCTGGTTGATAATATGTAGGCATGTAATCACACACTGCAGATTGTTCAAATGTCTTTCCACGTTTTTCCATGTCGGCGTAAAATGCCGCAGAATCGCTCTTAAATTTTTCAATAAAGAACTCAAATGGAATTTTAGTGTACTTGATATTGTACTTGTCACACAATGCGTGCAATCGCGTCATCTCTTCATCATACTTCTCACGTCCGTGCCACGCCCACTCGTAAGTGGCTGACATCACACAAGAAGCCAATGTTTCTGCTGGCGAGTCGACACTCGACAACCGGTTCCAGCAAAGAGATTTGTAGATAGACATTGGCTCCAATGGTGCCACATGCTTACCAAAATCACTATTAAAGACAAACTTCCGCTTCAGAAACGAAACCTCATCCTGAGTGATATAGGGACGCGACTCTGAAGTCTTGTCGGCCATGGTGACCGTGACTCCAAATTTCGCCATTGCATCCTTGATCGCCGTGTGATTATACCACTCGCATTCCTCCGAAACGGATTTGAAGGAATCATCACCGTAGGTGGCTAACGCGACGTCAAAATCGAATCCGAGAGCAATATCCAACAATTTGTCGAATTCCATCTCTTCATCAAATTTAGGGTGCAAAATGATGTACGCATATCTCATGTACAACTCATTCACGATACTGTTAATGATGACTGTCCATGCATGTCCTGATGGGTTCTTCCCACACAACTGCATCAACGTACCGCAAAAATTGACCATGTAGTACATAAGATCATATGACATACATTTGAAGTATTTCTTGTGCTGCTCTGTTGCTCCGGATTTATCCATAAAAGCCAACACAACTCGAAACGCTTCCTTCATACACTTGGTCATGAACGATGAGTCAAAACCAGTGAAATCGATGGCCACCCACTTAGTGAAACCCTTGCGCTTGAGGCGAGCGAGGAGCTCACTCCATTGAGCCGTTTGCGCTTCAAGACCAACACACAAATTGAAGATGTCTGGGTTCAACTGCATAATACGCGTCATAGCTAGTGTTAGCTGACGCATGACAATTGTAAACCCAAACTGACCTCCATTGATGCCTCGTGTGTTCTCATCTAATACCTTTTGAATGGGACGCATCTCATCCTTCTTGGCATATTGGAAAACTGTGCAACTAGTGTTGTTCTTGGCATACTCATCCAGAATGTGTTCCACATCTGACATGATCTCATCCGTAACACGGACTCGATGCTCGTCATCATCTGTGGGATCTGGAATCAAGAAAGCCTTTTTCGAAGTACAATATGGCCACCCTGCGCTCGATGAGAAATTCATTCGATCAACAAACCTCAAACCAGCCACCCCGTTAAGGGAGCTGTTGACGTCGTAAATCATCATCTCTTCACGAGCAAATGGTAACGCGGGTTCCCACGATTTCAGCATGGCTTCGCCAGCTGCACGCAGAATGACCTCGTTGATTTGGACGTTATTGGTGGTTAGCTTCTTCAAATTTCTCTGATCAGCTTTCCAACCGCTCATGACCGCTGGTAACATTTGTGGGTCAATACCTTGAGCGACCAAATCATCGTAGAACACCGTCTTGCGCATTTTAGAGCGGTGCTCCGAGCGCCAGACATTAAACGAACCAAAAACTTCAGCTCTCAAATCACTCTCTATAAATCTAACGTGAGAGTTTGGATGGAGTGCTTGAAGTTCACCGAAACGACTACTGGGGGATTCAAGTTTTGGATCCCCTCGACCAACCACATTAGACAAGTCCGGTAGGTCCTCTCTGTGACAAGCTGTGATAGCTATGTGCCACGAAAAGAAATTTTCGAACAAAAGTCTGTGGAAGCCGGCAATCATTGGTCCGCTGTGGGTGAACAGTAGCAGTACACTGCCACAATCACCACGAACGGTTTTACGTTCACATCTAGCTGGAACCCAAGAATCGAAAGTCTCACCGTCGAAACTGGTCTTTTTAAACTCGCATTCATAGACCATGTTGGTATAAACTTTTCCATCTTTGTTCCGACCGACTAACACACCATCGAATTTCTTGCCTTTTGACGAGAAAACCCGAGGCATGAACAATTCTTCACAACTCTTCCTTGGTTGAGCATCCGTTATGAAGTAAGTGTATAAGTCGGTATTAACCTTCCTGCGCGCAGTCGAATCGAAGTTGACGTCATGGTTAGCAGTGACACCCTTGGTGCCCTCCTGCCAAACCATTTTCATATTTTGGGAACGTTTCTCTGGAATGGTATGACCACATCCAATGAAAACATTACCCTTTACGCACAACATCGATGAAACTACGCCACGAGTAGGGTCGGCAATGGATTGAGCATTATTGTGGCAAATGTTCCTGGCTAGGAAATTCACTTGCTCATCAAAGCCTAAGGTCCGTAGCGAACCGGTCTGGCGAGGAATGTCGAAATTAGACAAAGGATATTCATCTTTCTTCCATACACTCTCGCGTTCATTCTTACTGACAGGCTTGAAACCTATCATATCTGCCTGGTCACCAGAGGAAGCTTGATTATAAATAATCCGAGCCCCAATGGCAGCTGTCACGAGACCCAATACCAAAAGTGCTTTATTGGTACCACCAAGCAAAGAATGAACTTTGCGACCTAGTTCGGCGATCGAACCTGTTGCAGCCTCACACGTCTCGGTAAACGTGGAGGTAACACGGGCAATCACAAAATCCTTACAAATTGTCACAGCCGACGCAAGGATCTCATCGCGATTAACAACCACGAGAGCCACCCCAGCGGCCATGACCATGCCCTGAGACACCAATGCAACCAAAACATGCGTGACAAGCTCAGCGAGTGTGATAGTGGTTAGGCCAGCGGCTTGCGCAACAGCCATCTCCACCCACCCCCGAGCAAAAGTAAATCCATGGTACACAGCCAGGACTTTCAACGCATCGAGAAGAGTGTTTGACTCCTCTCCGGCTTGAACCTCAACTTGACAAGCGCACAAATTCGATGGCATATCGCACTCTGGACAGAATTCGACAATAGCCAACGATTCGATAGACTTGATCATACCAGCCTGATTTTTCTTATGTTGTGTAACATCTTTCTTGAACCAAGCTAGGAATTGAGGGAGGGTGAACTCACCAACAGTTTCATACACGAAATTTTGGCACATCAGTTCTTCCTCACCGGGTCGCACCTTACATTTCGAAACCTTAATACACCACACGTCGGGATACGAGACATCGGGAACCAGCTCAGAGTTGAGCATATGGCTACCGGGAACTCTAAATTCCGGACGCACTGACAATTCAATCTTGACTGGCAGTCGACGCGCGACGGCCAACGGACAATTGAAATACAGTGGGATGTTGAGATTCTCAACGTTGGTGGAAAATACCGCAAGATCATTCATCAATGGGTTTTGGCCCTTATCTGCGAGATCTGCATATGGTGGCATCGCTTGAACACAATTCACTATGAAAATGATTTCATTCATTGTCTTATCGACACCAACCACACGTTGCGGTCGGACATTTGCTGCATCATCAACAACAATGGTGGTCTTAGTTGAGTCGTGATTAGTCCAATACGCATCCTCCGGGTTCCGAATATAAATATCCTGGGGAGAAGCGTTTTTACGACCGCGTAAGTGCTCTTTATACATGTGCACACAGTTTAAGAATGAGGTTTTACCCACACTCGACTGTCCACACACAATCATGCCGTATGGTGTTTCACGCGGCTTCTGAGCATCGATCTTGACTGAAATCTCTGAATTTAAGCGTTCAAGCTCTATCAGATGACTAAAAACTTCGACAACTGCTTTATCTTTTAACTTCAGTCTACTGGCCATACTAATCATATTATTGGCCTGCTGAATAAGATCACGAATTGTGACAAGCAGATCGTGTTTATTGATGCAAGGATCATGTCTGCGCAACTTGATATAATCAACCTTTACCTGACGACACATTTCGTCAAATTTGGCATAAGTTGATTCACTATGGAACAAAGTGTCCCATCTGCCGGTGCTATAGAACTGAGAAACGCGCGTGAGCACGAGTTCGAATCCCTTGAGCACTCCAAGCAGCATGTCACCACCATCAAAAATTGCGGCTGCACCGCTGTACTTAATAGTGGACATGAAATACTTCAAGTTGCCTTTGACGCCGAAGTTAAAGAGAGATAGCAAGAAAACAAGAATCTTACCGAGACCTTGTGCAAAATCGCTCTTCGACACATAGCGCCAAAATGATGAGGCCTTTTCCGAAAAAGGCGTAAAATCTTCAGAGTCGTCTCCACTCTGAAGGGGTGAGCTCACAAACCATTCCCGTATGGTTTTGAGCATATGACTAATATCATCGCCGCTGAGACTGACATTGTGTTTTTTAAGTGCCATCAACACAATAGCGGCTCTATTAGTCCAAGAATCACTAGACATAAGACCCATAAGGAGGATGACGGCATCCTCGATTTTATCTTGAAGGTCCGTATCAACAATAACTTGCGGGAAAAAAGTGGTACCACTCTGTAATTGAGCCTCATACGCGCTGCGGCGCGCACAAAGCAAGAGTGATGGGATTCCACGTTTCCGCTGTTCTGTGATTAGAACCTCAGCTTCAACGATTCTCAACTTTCCGCATTTAAACGAAGAGTCGAAAAACATATTTTTAGCTGATTCAGTGTCTATGAAAAAGGCGTTTGAGTATTTGGACGATGTAGTATAACATATGAATCCATCATGACCAACAAAGTCGTGGACTTTGTATTGGAAGTCTTGATAATTGTGGACGTCGAACATGTAAACTTTCCCCTTGTGTCCGGGTTTACTCTTAATTCGCAAACTCACATAAATGTGATAATCCTTTTGTGTGCATCGCTTGAAAGCGATATCAGTGTCACACAATTGGGCGCGAACCTGGTCGAATTTTGGATTGTGAGTTAACAACTCGGTATCTAAGGTTCGGCCAAACCTTATTGAACGTCTGAGTGCATGCGCACCATACGAATTCACCTCAGAGAGGCAAGTCGTACTAGACGTAAGTGAACGGGTATCCACGCTAACGATCGGGAAGACGTCGGCCGAAGCCGAATCATTTGAAAGGGGGGTCATTTGATTAGCAGATGGGTTCTATGACGCTGTTTACACCTATAAGCAGCGAAATCTCTCCGAGAAGGTCCTTATTGGATGATCAATCCCGAGCCAAAAGCGGCTAACGTTCCGAGGAGACGTAATCTGTTTGGATGTGCAGTGCAGTACTGTGGCCTAAGGGTCCACATAGAGTTCGAAGGCACACCACCGAGTCTTGGCTTAAGCGCTGTTAGGCGCACGATATAAGAACGGCGATACCGGGTGACGCGTACGTCGGGGTTGGTGAGAATAAATTCTCGGTGGCAATTGGGGGGACAAGTGAGTCCCCCCAAAGCGGGGCATAGTAAACGCCCCGTAAGGTTTCTGAAAACCCTGAAAAAACGTAATAGTCTGAGCGCGTGGTCGCTACATATAAGTCAATAAAGACTTCTTCATTCTCGTAAGAATGGAAAGAGACTGTTGGAAAAATTCCTACAACCAGGTTATCCAATGCCTGGTGTGGCGTACGTAAGTTTGGGAGACAGTGATTTATTGCAAGTCCGCAATCGGTGTCTCGTAAACAAGCTAACTCAATGAGTCAACAGGAAAGGAGACCGCGAATACGAACTTGGAGTCGTCAAAGTCTCTTACATGAATCTAGAATGGGTTACGAGTCCATCCAGAGGGGCAGAGCCCTCTTAAGTGCGTGTACTGTGTGAAC